GGGAACTATGGAGCCTGACAAGAATCTCATAATCTCTGTGTCTCAAGACAATCGGCTCCATCCCACTGCGCTCCGTTTCGCTGCACTTTACGGGGCTGAGGCTGACTCCTTACATGAAGCAAGTGGCGGAGTGCATAAGGGATTCTACATGAAAGTTGATGGCAAAACCATCCACTTCCACCTCGTAGATCCTTATGCACGCGTCACTAGCGTCATGCAAGGAGGCAACGTCACCCCAAGCTCGATGCTATTCAGCGAAGCGGAAATTGCCCGACACGAAGAACTAGCTCAGTACTTTAACAAAGTAAATAAAGAATCTAAAAGTAGCTCCAGTTCTTCAGTCGGACAAAGCCACCCGAGCAGTGCAGGCCAAGCAGACGATACCCTCGCAAAATCTATAAACCAAGTTCTAGATGCGATGGTCGCGAATGCTACCCAGAGGTCAATACCCTCTGGTCCCCCGCCGCGAACTAAATCGAACTTGAAAGTTACGTTCGCACCGGAGGTGCCTGTACCCTCGGATACACCCGTACTTAAGAAGGATAGGGTGTACCTGAAAGTTGCTCACAAGGTTGAAAACAAGCCAAGTGACGACTTCGCAGTCTTTAGGCCCGAAACGCGGTCCCAGGCTGCTGTCCGTGCTGCCGAAGAAAAGATTCGACGGCATAAACGGAGAGTAGCCAAGGAACGCGCTCAGGCTAGACTGATGAAACCGAAACCGAGCGAGTCTCCCCACTCGTTCGAGTCGAGCAACCAGTTCAGGTGGATACAGTGGGATGGAACCGACAGAGATGAGATCATTGAAAACAAGAAACTCGTCAGGTCCATAGTAAGCGCTACGTCGAACAAAGATTATAGTCCACGAAAACGTAACGCTGCGCGCTGGGTAGTCAAACAGTCCGTATGTCAACTACCTCCCAGCGCGCCCCCAACGGGCAACCGTGTCAGAAAGCCGATGAGAGTCGTGAAACCCCCAAAGAGCTACTGGCACGATTGGGGAAGAACACTTGCGTTCTTCCCTCGCCCTTACCGCGACAGATTCAAATCTGCGCAACGCTCACCTAAACTCTCTCCCTCTTTCAAAGCTTACGGGAAGAGAGAACGGCAAGGCCTAAACGTAGTCTATCTAGCACTATTAGCCGCCGTAGGGCGTCCAAGGAGTCTGCCTGATCCCCGCTCCCCTTTTACATATCTTCGCAAGGGGAACATAGCAAGGAGGATTGTGGCTCAACGGTTTGCGATGCACTTTACATACCGCGTGCACCAGGACCCAACGTTCATCGGTCCGTTAAGCCATGCGCTCAGAGAAATCTCCCTAAAGAGATTTTCTGAACTGCATGGCTTCACGAACCAAGACGTCAAGTACTGGGCGCCCGCGGCACCAATACTCGCAAGCCGACAGAGGTATACTTTCATAGCCTCTGGAATTTCTCGCGCATATGAACCACCAAAACTCATTGAGAGTGATAAACAGGTGGAAGCGCCTATTAGAGAAGCGAACGAGAGATTCATGAGCACAAGTCCAAAGGTACCAGTTCCTGTTCTTCAGAGCATACGAGAATTTTCATATAAAATGTTCCGCTCGAACAAACAGTTACCGCCTATTCCTATCCCGGGACCTAAAAAGGTCCTCGATGAATCACAATGGGAGAGGAATGGCGATGACCTGGTGCCTTTTGACGACTGGTTCGATGAACGAGGTCGATGCCTCTTAATTAGACCAGCCGCATCCTGCTACCACGATCCGTCTTTAAGAACCTATGTCTCAAATGCGACGGATGCCGTGAAGGACATGATGGCGGAGCGCGTCGACACCGGTACCGTTAGGATCATTCCCACTAGGAGGGGGGCGCTCAAGCAGCTTGTTAACCGCAAGTTGCGAGACTTAAGCCCTCCCAAGAAGGAGTTAAAAGAATCATTCGATCCTGTCGGAATTACCGCAGGTGTCAAATTGACAACCAGACAAAAGGTCTGGCGAGCTATCTTCGGGGTTAAGAAAGAAACCGAAGGGAGAAAGAAGCTCGGAAGCCAGCTTGATGATGAGCTTACAGCCGAGGTCGGGAAGCCGTTGCTCCAACGGGTTCTCCTTCCTCAAGCTATCGATACTGGCCTCTTGTCAGACGCATTGACCATCCGACAACCTTACCAAGAAATACGAACGTTGTTTCAAATCGGTAGAGTGCCCACATACCTTCCCCTACTGGTCGAAGAACCAGGCGGGAAGAAAAGGGTCGCCTCTATCCATGACAAAGACATCGTATTTCTTAGTAGGGCTTTCGCAGCAGACATGATTGGACGCCTCAGACGACTAAAACCGCTACGACCTATGTTAACCGGCTCGACTCCCGCCTTAAAAGCTAAATTTAAATTTGGTGTGGGAGCTCGCGACACGCTACTCTACAGTGCTGATCTATCTAAAGCGACTGATTATATTCCGCACGAGGTAGCATGCGCCGTTCTAAACGGTTATGCCGACGCCCTTCTTTTGCCTGAGGACACACGCCAAGCTCTCTTGAGGCTCGGCGGTCCCCAGTATCATGTAGGACTTAGGGCGTGGACAAAACGCGGGATACATATGGGATTGGGAACCTCTTGGGCCACCATGTGCATACTCAATCTCTGGGCGGCAAGGTCATCTGTTCGTGATGGCACTTGCCAGGTCCACGGTGATGATCTCGTAGCACTATGGAGCTCCGCGAAGATAGCGGAGTACCAATCCCGTATCCAGCAAATCGGAATGAAATTAAATCACAAAAAGCAATTCACTTCCGATCCGTTCAACAGCGGCCGGTCAGTCTACTGTGAGATGGTCTCGAACTTATGCAAGATTGAGCGTTCGAGACCACGTCAAAATAGACCGGCGATGATCTTATCCATATCTACAAGCTTCAATAAGTTGTATGGACTAAGAGAGTTAACAGGGCAACGCGCAGGCTACGATTTCGGGCGTATGGGATTCTCATACACGCAAACCGTAGGTACGTCCGCAGTAAACACATCAGAAATTGTGTATAAGGCAACGCAACAGATGCGGGGAACATGGAAATACTTATCTGGCATCTACCTACCCACCAACCTCCCACGGTTGCCGGTGAAGCTAAGAGGTAAGCTCTTCGGAAGGGGCCTAAGCCCCGACGAAGCAGCTTACATCCGCACTCACCCGCTACCAATGAGGAAGCCAATGTGGGGTCGGGCAGATCCAGGAGCTATCCCCGCCTGGCTAGCATACGACCGGCACGCCAAGGCACGGCAGTTGCTCGAATCGAAATTGAAGCAGCCTCTAGAAACCAACACATCTTGCGAAGTGTGGGAAGCAGAGGAACTCCTTAGGAACCGAGCAAACAGCAGCGCACAATGGAATGCCGGTGCCCCCATTCTGACGAGGGCATGCAGCGTCCGGCAACTCAAGCTCTATCTCATTAAAGCCGGGCAAGCTAAGGGTATCGCGAACAACATTTTATTTCAATACCCTATGCCTTATAACTGCGGTAAGCGACTAACATCTGTCCCTGAGAAAGCCAACAAAAGACTAAAAAGTCAGATTGCTCGTTGGATCTTCAGACGGTACAAGGATAGAAGGCGCGTAGATACAGGCCCTATTGAGGACCTCCTGCGCGATTGGAACGACCCTGGTAACTTCACCATTACAGGTCGACCAGCGTTAGTGTCTGGATTGACTACGTTTAAGATGAAGAGTCGGAAGAAGCCAGGGGAACCTACCGGAGTAGGTGACTAGCTT